GTTCTTGAACTTGCCGCCGCCGACCTTCTGGCCTTCCTCCTGGCGGTACATCCCGAGATCGCCCTTGGGGCTCTGGGTGGCGCCCTTGGGCATGTTCGAGTACGGCATGGTGGACATGCCGCCGCGGCGGTAGTTGGCCATGTTGAGGCCGCGCAGCGCCCCGCCGGCATTGCCCTGGTTGGTGGGCTTGCCCTTCATGGGTGGTCCTCCGGGGCTCAGGCGGCTCCCCCCTTGTGGGGGGGCCGCTCGGCCTGATTGAGTTGGTCCAGCATCCCGACGATGCGGTCGGGCAGCATGAGCACGTCACTGAACAGGGCCACGCGGCCCCGATGGAAATGGACGGCTTCGTTCTTCTCGGTGGCGAGGAGCGCCCGGAAATCCGTCTCGCGCATGGTGGACAGATGCTTGGTCAGCACCGCCCAGGCGGGGGACTTGCGGAACTCCCGCATGACGGTGGCGTCGTGGGCGATCTCGTCCCGCTGCATCTAGTACCCCGGCCCGCCGGGCCGCCCGCCGGCGGACAGCATCCCGTTCCCGCCCGGCGGCGGCGGCCCGGTGGCGGCCTCCCGGCCGATCTGCGCGTTCATGGCCTGCTGCCCCGCGACGGGACTGCCCGCGCCGGGCCGCCCGCCGCCGCCGGGCGCGGCGCGTTGCTGCGACTGGATCACCTGCTGGATCTGCGCGAGCTGCACCGTCTGCGAGAGATGCCGCTGCAGCCGCGCCAGCCCCTCGGGGCCCAGCTGCTCCTTCACCACGGGATTCGCGAGCTGCTGGCTATGCGTCTGCACATGCTGCCCGATGTTCTCCGCGATGCTCGGCTCCGGGGCCTGCCCCGAGAGGATCATCTGCAACTCCTCCTCCGGGGTGCGGATGATGGTCTGGCTCTGCGGCTCGAGGATCAGGTCGGGGTCATCCCCGTAGGCCCGCACATAGCGCCGCAGGAGCCGGTCGATCCCCTTCATGCCCACCAGCCCGAGCTGGAGCAGCACCGGGTTGAGCAGCGTATTGAGCTTGACGGTGGCGTCCTCGCGGAGCAGTTGCCGGTTCAGGCTCTCGCTGCTGGCGGCCAGGCGCAGATCGAAGCGGCCCATGATCTCCGAGCGGTCGTTCATGCGGATGAGCTCCGGGCTCTTGCCGGTGACGCGGAACTCCTTGCCCGGGGGCAGATACTGCTGGTCCAGCGCCAGCACGTCCTCGAAGATCCCGATCCACCACCGCTGAAAGGCCACCATCGTGGTCTTGAACCGCAGGCCCGCCTCCGAGAGCAGCGAGGACACGCCCGTGGCCGTGCGGGTGGCGCCGACCCGGTTGGGCTGGCGGCCCAGCGCGAGATCGCTGATCCCCGTCAGGCGCTCGAAGTACTGGTAGAGCAGCGCCTCCTCGTTCTGCCCGAAGATGGGCGAGCCCGACCACTGGACCATCTGCACGTCCTGCTGCGGGTTGTCGAGCGGCAGGAACTCGCCGGGCTTGAGGCGCATTGCGGTGGGCACCGTGGTGCTCGACCCGCGATAGAAGCCCGAGGGGCAGTTCTGCAGCGTGCCCGCGTCCACCCGCTGGTTGTGGATCGCGTTGATCTCCTCCTGGATCCCCCGCACCACCTCGGCGAAGCTCAGCCCGTAGAAGCGGCCCGGGATCGGCAGGAAGCGGCCCACGCGGAACGGCCGCCGGCCGTGCGCGTAGAGGTTGTCCAAATAGTTCCACCCGAGGAGGCGCCCGGGGGCCTGGGGACAGATCCAGACGACGATCTCCTCGTCCAGCCCGTCGCCGTCCACGTCCCAGCGGCGATAGTCCTCCAGCACCTCGTACTGCATCGCCCGCACATCGGTCGCGGGATACGTCTCGGCGCCTTCGGCCGCGGCCAGCACCTCCCGGTGGCGCACGCTGTCGAGCTGATTCTCGGCGCCCCCGGCGGGGGCCTGGCCCTCGAACAGTTCCGTGACGACATCCTCGTAGAACACGCCCAGGCGGACTTTCTTGCGGAGGTCTTGCTCGTCCAGCCAGAGGCGATGCTGGCAGAACGGCAGGCGCTGCACGTCGGCGCCGCCATTGAACGGGACGAGAAAGTCCTCCGGGGGGATCAGCTCGATGCGGGGGCCCTCGAACAGCCGGTCCACGCGGGTGACGAGCACTCGGATATTGGTGTCGTCCACCGTGAGCCGGAGGTGGACCTCGCGGGGGCTCCCGGCCGAGGTGGGCGTGGTGACGATCCATTCCCCCTCCCCGGCGGGCGCGGTGGCCGTGATCTGCGGGCCCACCACGGCGTCGATCACTTTGTCCATCGGGGTGCCGATGGGGAAGACGCGGATGGCGCGGACCTTGCGGTCCTCGATGCGCCAGAAGACCTTGGCAATGGCCGTGCCCGGCAGGAGGAAGCGGTGGGCCGCGTCCGGCACGAGCTCGTCGAGCCCGAGTTCCGTGCGGGCCTGCCAGTTCAGGAACCGCTCCGTGCGGTCCTGCCGGTCCTCGTCGGTGCCCTCGATGGGGCGCACGAGGATGGGCTCGTCGTCGCCCCACACCGCTTCGACCAGCCGGGGCTTGAGGGTTTCCACGCCCACCATCGTCAGGGGCACATGGAAGTTCGAGCACCCCGGCCAGGGCCAGGACTTCTCGGGCAGGATCCCGTGATACTGCTCGTTCCAGATGGCGAGGCGGCCCTCCCACTCCTGGCGGTCATCCAGCGCGGCGCGATAGTCTGAGACAATGGCGTGGTACAGGTCGCTCTCGTCCTGGCCCGTGATGCGAGGCAGCAGGTCGCGTTCCAGGGCCGTGGCCGCCTCGGTGGGCAGCGGCTCCGGGGCCTCGACGGGGATCAGCTCGTCGTCGTCCAGGGGCGCGTCAGCCATGGCAGGGCCCTGTGGGGTTACCCGCTGCCGCCAGGAGGGGGCGGCAAGCCCAGGGGATGGGCGGGCGGCAGCGGTTGGCCCCGATCATGGGAATCCCCGGAACACCAGGACCGCGGCGGTGAACAGCAGGCCGATCCCCACGAGGAGCACGAGCACCGTCGAGTCGAGCCGGGTGCCGTAGTAGCAGGGATCGCACAGGCCCACCTGGGCGGGCGCGTCGATGGCCGCGTCGATGGCCCGCTGACACTTGGGGCAGCGTCTCATGCGGACCGCCGCACGGTGCCGTAGCCGTGAAAGGCCGGGCCGGGCGGCCCGGGCGCGGGCGGCGGCGGGGTCGGGCGCAGGCCCAGGCCCATCAGGCCGAGCTTGACGTACAGGCCCGAGACGAGATAGCGCAGGGCCGCCATGAGATCCGCCCAGGGATGCGACTCGTCGTCCGGCTCGTCCTTGCGGCGCCCATCGGCGGTGACGGGGTAGACATACCGGCCGAGGAACGCCTGGAGCAGCAGCGGGCAGCCGGCCGGGTCCACATACAGCCCCGGGGTCCGGTCGGCGCGTTCGTGCAGGAGGCGATGGACCAGTGTGCGGCCGTCCTTGCGGGACCAGCCCCACTCATAGCGGGGGTGGATGCCGAAGGAGCCGAGCACGTCCACGTCGCGGCGCTCGCTCTTTTCCGACGCGATGCTCTTGACCTGCTGGCCGGCGGGATCGCAGAAGTCCTCGAAGCCGGCGGCGTGCTGCGGCAGCCACTCGGCGCACCGCTGCACCACGGTGGCGGCGAACTCCTGGGTGGTCTGTTGCCGGCCCACGATCTCCTTGAGGAGATGCAGGCGGTCGCGCTCGCCGATCTGCGCCACGAGGCAGACGGGCGCATGCCAGCCGAAATCCCAGGAGCGATAGACCACCTTGCGGCGGGTGAAGTCCAGCCCCCGGGTATGCGTGAGTTCCCGGAACTGCGGAAAGACCCGCGAGCCCTTGGGCGAATGAAAGTTGATCTCCATCTCGCGCTCCCAGTCGGCCGGGTCGGAGATGGTGGTGCGCATCCCGGCGACCCACTGGCCGCCGGCCTGCGCGAGCGCGGGCAGCGGGTGCTCGGGATCGTGCTCGGGATCGGCCGTGTAGTGGACCCGCACGACCGTGAAGCCCATCGCGTTGGGCCCGCTGATCTGCACGCCCCTCATCCCTGGGATCGCCCCTTGCAGACGATGCACCCGCAGCCCTGGCCGGGCTTGATGGACGGTTCAGCCGACACGAGCCAGGCCAGGAACAGGATCACGAGGCCCCCGGCGAGCAGGGCCCAATCGGTCCAGGAGATCGACATCAGGTCACCCCGCCCGGCACCACGAGGCGCGGCTGGCGCTGCTCCAGCTCCCGGGCCTTGGCATACGCCTCGCCGTACTGGGTTTGCAGGAGGTTCATGCTGAGGCCCTGGATCACATGGTCGGCATGCAGATCGTAGTCGGCGGCGATGGCAAAGCCGGCGGCGCGGGCGCGCCCGCAGAAGGCCAGATCGTCCGAGGTCCGCATGACGCCATCGGCGTCCCAGTGCATGGCGAACGGGGCCTCGTCGGTCTTGCGCAGCGTCTCCAGCACCTCGCGGCGGATGGCGATGCAGCCGGTTCCCACGGCATCGCAGGGCACGCGCCCCGCGCGGCCGAAGACGTGGTCGAGGGGGGCGTAGCGATGGTGCGCCACATCCAGGCGGAACACGGCCGGGAACGGCAGGGTGAACTCGTGGCGCACGATGAGGTAGGTGGCCCCGGTGATGGGATAGGGGCTCTCGCGCATCCGGTCGAACAGCGCCAGGCGCGGGATCACGTCGTCGTCGCACATGATGAGCAGGCGCCGGTCGGTGGCGAGGAAGCGGGTGACGATCCGGTGCCGGCAGTCCGAGACGGACAGGCGGCCGGCCTGCGTCCAGTAGGTGACCGCCGGGTGGCGCTCCTGCAGTTCCAGCATCCGGTTGACGAGGTTCCAGTCCACGAGGCCCCGGGTCGGGACCGCGAACATGATCTCGTCGTCACGATAGGGGTCAGACACCGCTGGTCAGCTCCATGGGGTAGCCGTGGACGAGTTCCGCGAAGATGTTGTCCGTGCCGTTGGGGGTGCTCACCGCGATGAACTTGCAGGCTTTGCGGAGCGTGGGGCCCACGCTGGTCCAGACGCCGCGCCCCTCGGGCTGGTGGGCGAACTCGTCCTCGACGATCAGCGAGGGCGTCTTGCCGCGGATCTGGTCCTTGCCCCCGGCGAGGGCCT